CACCTGAAGAAGTAGGCCCAGAAGTGTTCGTAACCCAAGCATCCAAGTGAAGCATATCTTTCTGACCATTCCAGTGACCCCAGAGGTAGTTATTTGTAGGCGATTGAACAAGGCGTCTGTAGTTTGGCCCTGTCAAACGACTTACGTGGAAAAATGTGTAGGGAGCGTTTGTTGTATACCCTGTAGGATACATGGTCATCGTTTGACTTGTTGTAAATGTAAGAGTATTCAGGTTATTCAGTGAATTTGTAGAAATGAGAGGATATGAGGAAGAAGTACCTACATTGGACATAACGAAATTGGAAACTGGATTGACAATTGAAAACCAAGAATTAATTGTTGAGTTATTGGAATTCGGTGTTGTAGATGCATCAAACCAGAATGTTAATCCATTAATACTATTAGGAGTAAACGTTCCAGGAAAGTAGGGTTGAATTTGTGAATAAGGATGAGAACTCCAAAGATTGGCTTGAAGGCCCCATTTCCATGCCAGAATACCTTCTGCTAGTTGTCTGAGTGGTGTTGAAAGAGCAGGATTAAACATCAGCATTTCCATCAAGTTTCCTCTGTAAAAAGAATTGGTAACATTATTGAGACCCAAAGTAGGATTTGTATAAGAAACTAAATCTTGTGAGGTTGTCTGTGTTGAGATTGTAGAACCATTGAGTGTAATCTCCTTGACTGACCTATTGTATGTCAACGACCATACACGGAAAGATTCAATGTTATTTATTGTTGAGATTGGAACATCTAAATCGTTATTTGTAAAAGAGAAAGTGAATGTGCTTTCATTCTTATAACCGACTTGTAGATTTTGATTTGTTGTTGCATCATCACCACCTAACAAATAATTGTTTTGTAGTATGTCAGCACGTCGTTCAAGGAAAACCATTGTAAACGAACTCTGAACAACTAAACTTGAAATATAAGGAGCATCAAAGAAAGTACTAGCAGGGAAATTCACATATCCTGTAGGTGCAGTCCTATAGAGTGGAGCATAGGAAGTGCTAATTTGTTGTACAGAGGGAGTATATCCAGATTTATCAGACCAAGAAACAACATTGGAAGTGAACGTGGAAATAGTTGAAGGAGTGGAAGAATCTAGCCAAAGACGTAAAGAACTTACCTGCCAAGGTTGCAGATTAATGGTGGTTGGAACAACAAAGTAGGCAGGGTGTGTCTGTGGCAAATAGTTATTGATCTGCCATTTATTGGCTAGATAGGTTTCCACTTGCTGAACTTCTGTAGGATAAGAAAGTGCACGATTGTAAATTAAAAATTCACCAAACTGACAATCGGATGTTTCTGTTGTGTTGGAATTAATAGCCATATTTTCAAGTCCTAAGAAACTTGTTGATGTGCTAGCCTGATAAAAGGTTCCATTAAATGTTATCGTGGAAATAACTCCATTTGTAGTTCGTATATAACAGTTCAAGTCCCAATTTGAATTTGTTGGTCTGTCTGCAGTTTGAAGTTGCCATTGTTCTCCATAATACCTTACTTTCTGCCCACCATGATATCCATAGATATAATCACCAGTAGTTCCTTGCCAAATACGACGTTGTGTTCCATTGGCTATGTGTCGAGTAACATTAAAGAATGTAAAATCTACATAATTTCTTACTGGAGTTAATACTAAACTCTGATTTGTTGAAATATTAATAATAGCATTTCCTCCTTGCACGGAAGAAATCCAGCGAGGATAGTTTGAAAGCGTTCCTGTAGTATTGGAGAAGAGTTCAATACCTGTCACTAAGTTCACCATAGAAGAAATAGGAGTAAAATTAGAAGTAGCATTGACTTGATTTGCATCAAACCATATTTGAAGACTGGAAATTGTTGAGAGTGATGAGATTGTACTGTATTGGAATTGCTGTGTAAAGAACTGATATCTGTTTTGTAATCTGTATTTATTGATGTAATATTGTTCAACCCGCTGAATTTCTCCTATTGTAAGCGCCCTATCATAGATTTGAATTTCACCTATTTCACAATCGGATGTTGCATTACAATCTGGAAGTCCTGTATTGATTGTGAGACCTTCAAAACCACTCTGTAAGTATCCGCGATTGACATTGGAACCAAAATATCTATACAAGCCAATTCCGTTAGAGTCTCGTTGGAATACGTTGAAGTCCCATTGTACATTTGGTGGATTTCCTAAAACTTCCACAAAACCATTATCATTTGAAAAGATATTTTTACGATATCCTCCTATATATGGGCTTAAACCATACCCATACGAAGCGCTCAAGTTTCCTCCTTGGAAGATATACCGTAAGTTATTGCTTGTATGTCTAGAGAGTGTGAACATAGTAAAGACTGGATAAATACGAAGAGGAGTGAGGAATGCCGATTGTAAGTAAGGAGTCGTTTGGAATCTGACAACATTGGCATTAATGGTTGAATTAGTACTGAGATAAGGGCAAGATTTCAGATTTCCGTTTGACGTAACTAAATCGGAACCTAACCATGTAATATTTCTGAGCGTGGAGATGGGTGTGAACGGTGTGAGTGTATTTGTTACACTCCATCTATTTGCTAAATATCCTTCTACAGTTTCACGCTCACTATCTGATACAGCACGATTGTAGATAAGAATTTCACGAATATTTCCAGTATAATATACTGCATTCTGTCGACCTACAGCAGCACCAGCCCACGCTTGTAAATCTTGCGTTGTATTGAGTGTCGCATATAACATTCCATCCACAAACACCTTTCGCTGTCCCACGTTTGAACTGTAGACAGCAGACCAAATTCGATAAGGTTCGTTATCAAAACTTGTAAATCCATCCAGTGTAAATGTTAATCCAGAGCCCCAAAGTTCAGCACCACCTGTTGTATTGTTATTGTATCCTATCCAGAAATTTTGGAAGTTTGTTTGTGTTGTACCACCAATAAAAAAGTTTGCATTACCTGTTGTGCGTTTCTCAAGTACAAATACAGACCAATCGGTATTTACAATTCCTACTGTTGAAAATGTCATGAATCGTGTAGCACCATTAAAAATAACTTCTCTTGTTCCAGTACTCCAGAAAGGTTGATTCAATGTCGTGGCTTGTAACAAGTGTCTTCCTTTTCCTGATTTATCACCCCAGAATAATATATTCGAACCAGAAAGTGCAAAATTCTCTGCACCAGACGCATCGTACCAAGCATCCAAAGAAGAAATAGAAGAAGGATTAAAAGAACCTGTTGTGGAGAATCTGTAAGCGTGTGTTAGTGTTGAGATTTGTGTGGGGTCGAACCAGTACTTGAGATTGGAAATAGAAGAGAGAGAACTGATAGTACTTTGGTAGGTTGGAACTTGTACAGGATAAGGAATCTGAAGATTTTGATAATTGGTGATGAGTCCATATTTATTTTGTAAATAACCTTCTACATTGCTCATTTCACCAGATGTTAGTTGTCTATCATACACTAAAACTTCTGCAACTTCACAATCAGAAGTTTGATTAGAATCTGTTCCCCAATTTACACCTACACCATCAAAACCAGTTGATCCAAAATAAGAATTCAAACGTTGGCCAAAAGAAAAAAGGCTATTCAATCCATTCGAATCACGAGTGACACGAACTAAGTTCCAATTGGAGTCTGTTGGAACACCCGTGGCTTCCGTGTTACCATCCATGTACAACACATTTTTACGACCACTCAGATAACCATAATGCTGTCCATTGAAAAGACCCTGCAAGATAGAACGCTGAAATGTTGTGGGTAAGTTCAAATGACGAACAACTCCAAAGAGAGTAAATTGATTCGGATACAATAAATAGTTTGAATTTGCATAGGCGTTATCATTATTACTTGTAGTTAAATATCTGGATGTTGTAAATCTGAGAACTTTCTGATTGTTCAGAGTAGCACTTGTGGAAAGAATAGGACTTGTTGTCAACCAACCAAATGTCTTCCAATCTGTATTGCCACCCATTGTTGTCATATTTCTCATCGTGGAGACGTACGTCACTGCAGTAAGTGTAGATTGAAGTCCCCATTTTCTTGCTAAATATCCTTCAACGCGTTGTCGGTCATCATCACCAAGTGCTCTGGAATAAAAGATAATTTCACGCATATTTCCTGTATAGAATTGTGAAGACCAAGAACGACCAACAGCAGCACCTGGCCAAGAGTTGATATAATTGCTGTAGGAGTAGGTGTTCGCACCAAGACCTATTGCTGAATAATAATCTCCATTGAGCCACATCTGACGAAGAGGATTTTGACCACTTCCATTGAAGACAACAGACCAAATTCTGTAAGGTTCATTTGAACCACCATACCTTGTATTAAAAGGATCCACTGTAAAACCCTGTGAAACATAGGCAGTATCCATGTATGCATTTGTATTTCCTGAGTATCCAAACGTGAGTAATGTATTCGATGTAGCACCCGTGTATTGTGTTCCACCTATCATGTAGGCAGCACCAGAAGTTTGTCGTTTTTCAACTACAAAAATAGTATAATCAAAGTTAATTACATTTGGAATTGTAAGATTCCAAGTTAAGAAAGCAGAATTAAAGAATTGTACCTCGTTCGTTGTGCTATTGTAAAAAGGTCTACTAGCAACAGTCGTTTGTTGAAGATGTCTTCGATTGGGTCCCAAATCATTCCATTGTGTAATAAAACTTGTAGATAAGGAAGAAAAGTTGGAGATTCCAGAAGCATCGTACCAACAATCTAAGGATGAAATCGTGGAAGGAGAAGATATATACGTAATTGTCTTATAAGGATGTTGGTAGAAATTCATTTGGGTTGCATCAAACCAAAGTTTGAGACTTGAAATTGTCGAAAGAGATGAAATAGTTGACAGTTGTAGAACAGGTTTTCCTAGAGGATGAGGAACTAATAAGTTGCT